CTTGGCGTTCTTGGGGTCGTCCTTGATTGACTGCAACGAGGGCAGTTGGTCAGCCAGTTTGACAAACGCCATCAAGTCCATAGCGCCACGCTCACCGATAGTACCCATGAGTAAACTTGTTAGGGTCTGGTCATCGAAGTGCTCCCGCTGTTTGAGCCAGTCGGACGCGGCTTCAAGTGAGCGAGGTGTAACAAACGCCGTGCGTTGTTGCTTGGGGTGGTAGATGTAGGGGTTGTCATCGGGGTCTTTGGTATCCTCGAAACTGTGGAACAGATGCGGATTGTCCTTGCACCAACCAAGTAGGGTGTGATCGACACCGTTGTTGATGCCCCACTCGATCCACTCCATGTTGTCAGGTTTACGCGAGGTGATAACCGTGATGCGGTTCCGTGCGTGTGGTGGCAGTAAGTCACCGACACCCTCGGCTCCAAGGTTAGTAGTCGCAAAGATTATCGAGTCAGGGTGTAACTCGTAACCGCCGATCTTGCGCTCCAACATGACACGCAGTAGTGCGTTCTTTACGGCGGGGTTAGCCTTGCCATACTCGTCAATCATGAGAATGATTGGGGTCTTGATGTGCGCACCAAGTTCCTCGTTGGTCGCATACTTGACGTAATCGGCATCGTCTATGTTAGCCATCTTGGGGATAGTGATGTCGCCCAAGTCCTTGGTGGTGCAGTCGAAGTAGCACGGCGTGTGGTCTGGCAGTTCACGCGATAACGTATTTAGCAGTGATGACTTACCAGTCCCCATGTGGCCCTGCACAAGTATCGTGCGCTCGTTGCCACCGAAGCGGATTGCTGTTGCGATCTGGTCAAGACCAAGTGCGTACATTTGAATTGCTGAATTAGACATTTTAGTTCTCCTGTTAAGTTGTTAGTGCGGCACTAACTTGGTTACACATATTAAAGGTCGAGTGATGGAAGCGACTTGATAGCATCGTCCACCGCTTTCTTAGTTTCTGCACGAAGGTAGCCATCCTCACGCAGGGCGTCTGGTGTGATACCGCGTAGGGCATCGTCCAGTTTCATAGCGAGTGCTGACATCTGAGAATCACCAGTGACATTACACACGTTAAGAAGTTCTACCATGTCGAGCACGTTGGATACGAGCGTGTCACGAAACACTTTCTTCTGTTCGTGGTCGGCATAGTCGAGACGCTCTGACATTTTGGTCAGGGCTTTGTAGGCGCGTTGCCATACGTCTTGCATCGCCGTGTTGAGTTGGTCGGCGTAGTATGACTGGTAATGTGTTCTCACCTGTTCGGTCGCCTCGTTGCCCACGTCAATGCGGAAGTCACCTGCATCGGGCAGTGGGATATATGAGAAGCGGAACTTGAACTTGGACGCAATACTGTCTGTCGAAGGGTAATCGGCAGGGTTGAACAGGTCACCCAGTCTGGCTTGTGACTGTGTGATTGCCCAGTCGTATGTGTCGAGAAACACTTGAACCATGCGTTCGTACTCGTTCTGCACCTCGGTCATCGCTTGGTGATACTTGAAGTATTGCGCAGTTGGTAAGAGGCGCAGACCAGTATCAGACCATGGCATTGTCATACCGTAGTGTAGATTGCGGACGTTAGCTGTAAACTTCTGAACAGCAGTGAGTTCATCGCAGTTGCCCAGTAGCTTCTTGTGCACATTAGCCATGCCTGTGTCTGCATGGTTTTGTGCAGTGACATCGGCTGATGCTCGCTTGTCTAGCTTGCGGCCTGTCCATGTTGAGATTGATAACTCAACAAGCATTGACGCTGAACCAATAGATGGAACATTGTTTGTTAGTGCGTCACTAACTTTAGTAGTATGTGTCATGTCGTTCTCCTGTGTGACATTTGGTTACATTGGCGTTGGCGGCGTATCACTTGTCAGAGGACAAGGGCGGAACCGTTGGATACACCACCAACTATATATATTATCGCATAAGTAGCGGGAAATGTCAAATGTTACCAAAACGTGTTTATTTGTGTAATGTTCTGTTGTTTTGTTAATGTTCGGTCAAATGTTCGGAACTAAGTGCTTGATGTAAAAGCAATGTTCGATTGTTCGCAATTTTGAGAAGTGAGGACTCGCTCGGAGGGGGGAGGACGGAGAGGATTAGAAACGAACATTGTTAGTGAAGCACTAACTTTACCCATTGTTTATAATATTCTTTAAAACGAACATTATATATAAATAATAAGATAATAAATAAAACTGTAAAAGCTGATAGGCAAGCTATGCTAACGCTACGCTCTGGTTGTCATGGATTGCCACCAAACGCAAATGTACGTTTGACACTTTGATTTTCCGAACATTAGCCGAACATTACGAACATTACAGCGAACATTGGCTCAACGCTACTCTGAGAACTGGTATCGCTTTGTTAGTGACACACTAACACGTCAGGGTGCGTCCTACGCGACAACGTGTTTACGCGAGGACTCGGCGCTACAATAAGAACTGGTTTCAATGGGCACAAAAAAAGGGCGATGCCGAAGCACCGCCCAATAGTTAATCGGATAAACCGATAAGTTGTGATGGCGTGATACATGAATTGTATTCCGTCCAATATGTTTCATCCCATGTTTCGCAACCAAGCATAAAGTTGATTAGAACGAAAGCCATCAGGAAAGCGAATAGTGTCATGCCGATTGTTGCGGCGATTATTTCAACTGCTCTTTTCATTGTGTTCTCCTCATAAAGATGGGGAGGCGTTGCCGCCTCCCCTGTTGTTGTTAGCGCTTGGCTAGTTTAAGCACCGTGTTCATTGCGGCGATCATGTCGCTGACATCAAACGGTGCCTCTTCAGCGGCACGGCATTTCTTGATGCCATCGTTAGCCATGTCACGGAACCACTCGTCAATTTTGCGAGTGCGTGATGCGCCACCATCAGGCGATGCCGCGTCAATGCGGCGTTGCATACCGCGTTTGAAGTCGTTGCGCTTGGCACCGATTTGTTGTTGCCAATAACGACGCGTTGTTTTCTGCGCATCTGTTAACGATTTAACAGGCTTGGCAAGTAAGCGCTGAATGTCAGCGCTGAAGCCTAGCACGATCGCATCGTTGATCGCGTTGAACTCTTCAACCGATACAGTTGAACCTTGCGATTTCGGTGATACGAAATCAGTAGGCTTGTCAAAGCCATCGGCAATCAGCGAGTCAATCGCGGCGGTGCCGTGCTTATCAGCAAGGATTGAAGAGGCAACCGCCTTAGATACGCGGTCAATGGTAGTAGTTTGAAGTTTACGATTTGTCATGTGATTTCTCCTCTTATGACAAGTTAAGGTTAATGCCAACGGTTCCGCCGTTGACAATTACAATGTGCCCGATTTGTGATAACAACTCAATAGATAAACCGACACGATAACAGAAAATCCGACACAATCCGACAAACCTAATCACATCTCGCAATGTTAGTGCGGCACTAACAAATCACCAGACGCCGACCCCTACCGCCCCCCAACCCCCCGCTGTCATCTTGTGACTCCGCACTATCTTCTGTATTACTAATCTACACGAACATTAGGTAAAATCTTGAGTTTGGACCCCCCACCCCCCTCATATATAGGAACACCCCCCGGTAGGAGTCCCAACCTCCTTGCACAAAAACAAATTATTGTGTATAACTTGACAAGAACGGTTAAATAACCTGCGGACAGAACATGGATTTACTGCTGGAACCTGAAATTGGTGTCCCGTATTCGGACAAAGTTCCGTATCTGGACCTTCGTGCACGCGCTGAAGCTGCGTGTAATACGGCTTCTATGCTCTCCGAACATGGTTTAGACATCGAACCCACCGCAGAAGACGAAGATACCGCCGCAAAACTTGCGTTGGCTTACGCTGATAACCCAGACAAGACCTCTAAACGGGTCACAGATAAGCGTGCAGCCAAGCTCCCACCCCCTGCGCTCGTAGCGACTCATGGAATCCTTACACAGTTCGGGCACTCGGTGGTGGAGAGTGCGGTCCAAGTCCGTCATTTGGTGACAAACAAGCTGATTGAAGAGACTGAGAACCCTGATCCACGGGTGCGCATCCGTGCATTGGAGCTTTTAGGTAAGATTTCGGACGTTGGCTTGTTTACAGAGAAGACTGAAGTCACAATTACGCACAGAACTACCGATGAATTGCGCGAAAGCCTGCGTTCTAAGCTGGCAAAGCTGGTAAATCCTGCGGATGAAGCCGAAGATGCAATTATTATAGACGACGAAGTTATAGATGTGGACGCAGAACTCGGTATCGAGGACGAAACCGATGAATGATATGGCGTTAGGGTTCTCTGAAGAAGAAATTGAACACATGCTCGCCAATCTGGACGCTTTTTCGCCTGAAGAAGTTGCAGAAATCGACAAAATGGTGGGTGAACTTGCGGATCGTAAGGAAAATCAGGCCGCTTATGACGATCTAATTGCGTTTTGTAAGTTAATGATGCCTGATTTCATAGTCGGTAAGCACCACAGAATACTTGCTGACATGTTAATGGGTATTGAGAGAGGGGATAAAGACCGTGTATGCGTGAATATCCCGCCTCGTCATGGTAAATCCCAGCTTGTGTCTATCTTCTACCCAGCATGGTTTCTGGGCAGGAATCCGACGAAAAAAGTTATGATGGTGTCACACACCACGGACCTCGCTGTGGATTTTGGGCGTAAAGTGCGTAACTTAATCGCCACAGATCAGTACAAATCTGTATTCCCTACCACTGCACTAGCACAGGATAGCAAGTCAGCAGGTAGATGGAACACGAACGTCGGGGGAGAATATTATGCGTGCGGTATTGGCTCGGCCTTGGCTGGTCGGGGTGCTGATTTACTTCTCGTGGATGATCCTCATTCTGAGCAAGACGTTATTAACGGAAACTTCGAGGTGTTCGAGAAAGCCTATGAGTGGTTTACCTTCGGAGCGCGTACTCGTCTCATGCCCGGTGGACGAGTGGCTATCATTCAGACCCGTTGGCACATGGACGACCTTACAGGACGTGTAACAAACGACATGGCGAAGAACGCTCGTGC